AAATATTTCAGCAATATGTTTTGTAGAAAATTTTAATAAATCTTCATCATCTTCTTCTATGTACATTGCTGCAGTACCAAATGTAATTAGATCATGGTACAATTCAAAAATTTCTTGTTGAAAGTTTGATCTGTTAAATGCTGTGTACATATCTGCAGTTACACTTTCTAACCAAAGTTTAGCTTCATCATTTTGATCCATTTGTGCATCTTTAAATTTAAGGGTGAACCAAGGTGTTGATGGATTAGTCATCATGCCATGTAGTGATGCTGCTAATAATTCTAATGCTTGTAGTGGAGATGAATCAAAAATTAATTCATTTCTTTTATCTCCTCTTGATCTTTTTTTTGTAATGTTTGCTTTTCTTGGCATCATATAGTCAGCAACTTCTTGCCAATGATTTTCCCAGTTAGCTCTTTGAGAACTTAATCTGCCATATCTTGCTAATAGTTTTGTAGTCGTTTCTGTTTTTGCCATTACTTACCTTTTTTTTTAAGTGCAATTTTATGTGCTGCTGTAAAACTAATTCCTTTGTTCATAGATACCTTCATATCTTTCATATGTTTTGTAGAATGATGAACACTATGTTTTTTTAAAGTTGTTTTTTGTCTATCTGTTAATGCCATTATACTCTTCCTAATAAACTTGTTTTACCTAACGAATAATCTGGTGATGTTTTAGTAACACCTTTTGATCCAGACATCATTGTCATTGATCTTCCTCTTTTTTTAACTTTTAAAGCTGCTGCGTCTGCGTTAGCTGTTTCTGATTGTGATACTTCTGCTTCTGTTGGTGCGGTAGTTTGAATTGTACTTCCACCAATATTTTTTTTAATTACAGCTGGTGTATTGTTATTACTATTATCATTACCACCACTTAAAGTATTTCCATAAGCATCTGTTCTTCCAGAAGTTCTATTATCAATATAACTTTTATATTGTTTTTCTTGATCTGCTGCACTCATAGTTAAAAAATCTGTTTTACTTTGACCTTTAAAATTTTTTGATCCTAAAACTTTATCAGTATAAAAATCTCTTGTAACTTTAGAACCAGCTTGTAGTGGTTTTGTTAATATCATTGTAGTTGGAGTTTTAAATTTTGAATTTTTTATTTTTACCGCACCTCTATTTCTAAAAGAATCATCATTATCAGATTTATAAGAAGCAGTTTTTTTTCCAGCTTCGTTTATATTGCCTACACCAGCTTTATAAGCTGTAGTTCTATTTGGTCCAGCATCTGTTCTTCCACCACCACCACTACTACCTGCATTTCCTGCACCCATATTAATTCTTTCCTAGCAACGTGTTAGTTGCATCTTCGTTATCTTCCTGTATGCCAAGAGGACCAGTTAGTATTGTTGATCTTCTACCTCTTCTTTTTCTTTCAACAGCATCTCTATCTTTTTTTATTTGAGCTTTTTCCTCATCTGATATTTCTGATGATGGAGCTTCTATTACTGGAGCTGGTGGTGGTAAAGGTGGTGCTTTTGGTCTAAATATTGAACCCATAAAATTTTCTTTATTAAATAATTTGATAACTATTATCTGCTATACTTTGTGGAGCAGTTTGTCTAGTATTTATTTCTTGAAGTCCCACCGCTAGATACCTCATAGCATCCGCTGCGTGTGAACTCCAATCATGTACAGGCTTTGTTTTAAACATTCTATCTTTATCTACATATCTCCTGTGGTAATGTCTTAACGCATCTATTAACTTTTTGCAATGGTCTGTATCTATGTAACATCTTGGTAACGTCATTGTGGTTGCGTGTATGCCATCCTCAAGGGGTATTTTTGGAACTACCTTAAACCTTAAACCTAATTGTGTAGCGACCTCTCTCCGGGTCTTGCCATTGCCAAACTCTGTTACTTCAATGTCGTGTGGTGCAAAGTGATTTTTGTAAACGTACTCTTTGTTATCAATCATTTTAATGTAATAAGGTAATCCTTGACCTCTCTCTTCATGGTAATCAATTATGTTAATGACACTTGCGTTCTGCTGATAGAAGATAATAGCACTATGGTCGGAGACCCCTAAATCCCATGCTGTAGAAACTGGTAGTGCAGGATCGTATGGTACTCTGCATAACTGTTTGTTGTCATCCATTTTGCCAACCACATCTCCATATACTGCTCCTTCAATATTGGCAATCCAATCACACTCAAATTCTTGATTGTATTTTTTTTCTCCCATTACTTCTTTTGCCTTGACCAACTCATCTTCATCCACAATTTTAGTGTCACTTGCTTTTGCCTTGTAGTTAAACCAATCATCTGCTCCATTAGCGTGTTGGTATAATTCATAGAAGTTGTTGTTCATTCCAGCAGGTGTACCAATAAAGACACAGTAGCCTTTACGATCTGATAGAGCTGGTCTAATTATCTCTGGAAACAACCTACTGTTGACATTAGCATATTCATCTATAACGCAACCATCAAGATATATACCTCTCAATCCATCTGGCGAATCTGAGCCAAGCAATGTTATTCTAGCACCATTGGGTAAATCAACTCTAAGTTCTGTTTCATTAAATTTTGTATTAGGTATCTTGTCGGTAAACTGTTTCATGTAGTCCCATGCGATACTTTTGGCTTGTTTGAATGTGGGTGCAAGATATGCAAACCTAGGATTCTTTTCTTTACAAGTAAGAGCTGACTTAATTAGGTGGTTAATCATGCAGACAGTTTTGCCGAATCTCCTGTGGCAGACTAGCACACTCCATCTATGTTTATCAATCTGTTGGTGTAATAGCTTTTGATGCTTTCTTGGTGTGTAGGGAATTTTAATTTCCATATCTAGTGTATAGAGCTATTACTATACTCATCATTTGGTATGTAATCAAAGTTTAGTTTATCCATAGCGTGGATGCTAAATAACTCTGATGCTTTAGGATTTTTAAAACCATAAAACTTAATGATAACATTGTTAGTGCCTTCTTCAATAAAGCAAACTGATTCTACATCTTCTAAGTCTAAGTGATCCATATACTACATTTAGTGTATTTGAAAAAATAGTAAAATAAAAAATTTGGATTAAGTGTGGATAAAAGGGGGTGGGTTGTTTTAGGAGAACTGTCTGTGTGTGTGTGAAAATGTTCGGTGTATATATATAATAGAAAAGCATGGCGACTTTTTGGGTGTACCCCCTTAAAAAAATCTCAAAAAAAGTGATAGTTTGGAATGATTCTAAATTATAATATCCATTATAGATTAGCAATAAGAAAGCGTTATCGGTACAAGTTAAATAAACCTTTTAAAAATTGTTTAGTACTGTTCCGATCTATAACACGTAGAGAAAAAACAAAGTCGCTTTATAAATGGATACCAACTATTTAACCTCAATCTAAATACCATTGAATAATATTACATTAGAACTATTCTAAAAGATAATTTAAATTAACTGTTGACATAATATCCAATATGTATATATTAGATTATATGAATAACAAACTAACAATAGGAACTAAAACAATGACTAAATTTAAAACATTAATAAACTTTAAAGATGGCACTCAAATGTATCAAAGAAATAGTAATGAGGCGTTTGAAAGTGCTAAGTCTAAAGGTTTAAACAATCCTGGTGAATATATGTATATGTATTCTAAAGATGGTTTGGATTATTTTAAGAATATTAACTTTAGAAATTATATAAATTTTAAAATATAATTGCCACAATCTAGCCTTAAAACTATGAAAAAAAACAATATGATTAAATCAACCAAAAAAAAGGAAACTATGACAAAAATACGAATATTTCATAAAGCATTTGAAAATGAAATTAGCCATGTTGCTACAATGAAAATGCCAACTAATAAAAATATAGATGAAACATTAGAGTATGTTTTTAAACGTACTCAAAATTTAAATGAAGCATGGATTACAGAAAATGTAGGTTTTAATATGTTGCCAACAGTTGAAACTAGATCAACATCATGTGGAGATATTATTGAGGTTTTTCCCGGTCAAGATTATGAGCCATCAAATTTATATGTTGTTATGGGTAAGGGTTTTAAAAGAATTACACCTCAAATTTATAATGAAATATCAATTTTAAAAGATAATGAATTAGCACAATACTTTTTTAATTGTAATAGAAGTAAAGATATTGACATTAAATCAATAAAGGAAACAAAAATTAAATTAGATCATGTTGCCTAATTTAAGCCACAATAATAACTATACTAATAATAACTAACAAATAGGAACTAAAATGAACAAAGAACAAAAACAAATAAAAAAAGTAATAGATCAAGCATATAGTAAATTACACATATTAAGCAATATCACATGGACACCTTATCGTGATGAAATCTTTGATATGAATAAAAAAGATGAAAAAAGACATAGGTTTAATAGACCATCAAGCGACTTTGAAGCGTCTATAAATGATTGTGCAAAGATGTTTACAGTAAAAAATATTGCTGAAAGTCTTTTAAATATTGATAAATGGAAAGTAAAAGATTTAATCAATATTAGAAAATCAGCTTTATATTCTCAATCAGTTGTAGAGAATTACAAAGATAAAATTGTTGAAGCGTGGAAGGATGAAGATTTAAAATATCTTGCTGATCTTGACTATATCGCTTTGATTGATTGGAAACATCACACAGAAATAGAACAAAGAAAGGTAGCGTAAATATGACAATAGATAAAAATAACGAGGGTGCGTGGCGTATTTGTGAAAATATAAATGGGTACTTTGAAACTAAAGTATATTATTTTTACACAAAAAAAGAAGCAATAAAGCTATTTAGAGAACATAAAAAAGCCATAATTGAGAAATAGAAAGGAACTATGAAAAAACAATTAAACCAACAATTAATAAAAGATAATTTATTAGCTGATATGAAGCATGATAATCAATTAAAAAAATATGTAAAAGATGTTGAAAATTTAGACGCAAAACAATTTGAC